GGTACATAACTTGCAGCTGTTGGAGTAAAGCTTGCGATTGTTGTTGTTGGGTAAGTATGTTGAGTAGCGTTACCGTCAGTTGCACAAGTAAATGTTAAACTGTCAGGCGCAAGTAATACTTCTTCACCAACTTGTAAATCATGAGCACCAACTGTAATAACCGTTAGGCCAGTTACAGGATCGTAAGTAGCATTAGATGGAGTATAGATTTTATTGCCAGAATTTAATATATCCTTAACTTTATTAATATTCTCTACTGCTCTATGTCTTGATGCTTCGTCAGATAATGCCTTAACTTCTGTAATTGAGTTAGCAGCCGCAGATACAAACGTATGAGCGTTTGTTCCGCCTTTACCTACATTCAGTATAATAGTTGTAGATGTTACTGCTTCAATTGGGCAAGGATGATTATAATAAGGATGTCCTGCTGCAGGTACAGAATCGTTAGTAGGTCCGCTTCCTGTATCACAACTAAATACAATACCGCCTGCTGAGAATCTAACGTACTCTCCAGGTAATAAACTATGTTGACCAATCGTCGCTTCGAACTTTCCTGTTGTAGGATCGTAACTTGCGGTTGTTGGAGTAAACTGATCTCCAGGTACTGTACTAATAAGATCTTGTTTCAATGTTTCCATTGAACCTAACGTTTGTACCAACTGATTGTTAATTACGTTATCGGCAAGTGTAGTACCTGCCCTGTAAGCAATACCTGTTTGGATTGCATTATAGTTTGAACCTGTTAGAATATCTCTTTCAACTGCAGGTAAAATATATTGAGTTACATCTCGACGGCACTTGGTAGAATCATATCTATAATAAGTATTTTCGATATACCCTTCAATCATGTCTTGAATGAATTCTTTGTTTCTTTGTAATTGCTTTCTTGCATTTCTGTTAGCAGCAGGAATCGCTACAGCATCACTCCAAGCAATATCATCTCCTAGAGTAGATACAGCGTTAGGTAAAGCAACTACGAAGTTATGCTTATCGACAATTGCCGACTTACCAACATTGATTGTGATTCGATTAGGTGTTGCTCCTAATACCTCAATTGGAGTACCTGCAGCCGGGTCAGAAGCTCGAGGATATCCTGTTCTTGTTTTATTATTATCTCTATCACAAGTAAATAACAAACCACCTGTTTTAAGTAATACATAACGGCCTGCAGATAATCCATGTCCTGCTGTCAGTGCGTTAGGTGTTGCCGAAACAAACGTATGAGGTACTTGACCCGTTCCGCCTGTACCAACATTCATACGAATCGTTGTGGTGGTTGTTCCTATAATAGGACAAGGTTTGTTATAGTAAGGGTGGTGAGCCTGTGGTGATGAATGATTAGCAACACCTGAACCCATATTACAACTGAATATGATACTTTCAGGTTTGAACCATATATGATCGCCAACTTCGAGTGTATGTGAACCTACAGTTGCTTCCATGATTCCTGTGGCAGGATCGTAGGTTGCGTTTGATACCGTAAGTCCAGTTTGTGGCTGAAGTGTGATAACTGATAAACCAGTAGATGGATCATAAGTAGCAGCCGTAGGTGTAAACTGTTTTCCTTTATTCTCAAGGATTTCTAAAATATTATCGTAAGCATCATCGAGACGATCTGAAGCAAGGAATGAATCCCCGTCAATCAATTCGTTAGTCTGATCTTTTAATCTCTTATAAGCAGCAACTGTTTCGTTGTTCTGATTTTCCATAACAGTTTTTGCAGCAGCCATGTAATATGCACGACCTGCAGTAACAGAGTTATAGTTTGTGTCGAACATCATGTCGTTCTTAACAGCGGGTAGAATATAATCAGATACATCTCTACGACAAGCTTTACTATCGTAAGCATAGAACTCATCGTTGTTCTCTATCCAATTAATAAGACCATCTGAAATTACTTTTTTGTTGTCTTGTAGAAGTTGTCTGGCTGAGGTATAAGGAACAGAAGTATCTTTCCATATAATCGGGTTGATGTTCTCTTCGCCGTACTCCAGGACATTCAGAAGTTCACCAAAGGACGTTTCGATGCGTTCGTTGATTTCAATATTACCAGTTGCGAATACTCGCTTTGTTTGATCTCTTAAGTATTCAAGTGCACCTTTTGTTTCTTCAAGCTGTTCACCTGGGACAACATAACTGATTGGTGATCTATAAGTAATACCACCAAGTCTTCCCCAATAGTTCGTATCGAGTGCAATGTCATATCCTGTACCGTCAAGTACAATTCCTGAATCTCTTAAACATTTTTCAGAATCGTATTCTTGGTAACCTAATCCGGCATTTGCAGTATTAGCTGTTAAGTAACCAACCATATCATCAATAATATCATCTGCAGCGTAATCAATTGATTCTGCAAACGCAGTGTTACCAATAATAGGTACGGCCGTTGATTTTGGAGCAAAGAACTGAGTTGTTCCTTTTGCTCGCATTGATATATCACCGAACTGAGTACCACTGTTGTTCAACGTCATCTGACCACCGTTCAGTGCATAGAACGCACAACGAACAAAGATTGACAATGAACCAATACCGTTAACACCAGCACCGTCTCTAGCAACATATCCTAAACCGTTTTGAGTACGAGGTGTAAAACCAAAACAAAGTACGTAGGTATATAATGAATCGGTATCAAGTACTCTTCTATCTGCAAGTACACAACCACCACCACGACCAACCGCTCTGTTAGGGAAATCGTCGATTCCGATAGAAGCAATTGTTGCTGTACCACCAGATTCTGAAGTTATTGTATCTCCAACTTTAAATCCTTGACCATTCTTAAGGTTACGAACTCGAATTGTATTTAAAGCATTTACATCACCAGGTACTACACCTTTCAGTGCATCTAATGAATCATCCCAAGAAAGGTAACCAATAGCACCAGACGAGAATACAACTTCATCATCAATTTTCCATAATGATGTAACTGGGTTTGAAGTATTACCTGTAACTCCTGATAGTACAAATGTTTGACCAAGGTCAGCAAGAGTACCTTTTGAGTTATAAGGATTAAGAGGTGGTTCAACATCTTGACGTAAGAAGTTAGATAACTGAGTACTATCTCTTAAGTAAGGTGAACGTAATAACTTGGCACCAGGACGATAGGCAATTGCGAAACCACCTTCTGGGAAGTCAAAGTTATCAACTTTAAAGTTCTGATAACCAAATCCTTGAACGTAACCACCAGAACCAACTAAGATTCCGTTATTGTTTTCGTAGCCAGGAAGCAGTTCAATAACCGTTGCATACTGACCTGCAGTTGAAGTACAAGAACAGTCATCAGGCAACATCAAGTTACCTTTTGTATAATAAGTACCAGGACCTACTGAGATATGAACAGCATTATTAATTGCGTTACGATTTAATTCGCCGCCTGCCTTTTCAAGACAAAGTTCAAATGCTCTTTCCAGTGTTCTTACTGGTTGCATCATTGTACCTGGGTTATCATCGTCACCAGAACCGGCATCTACATTAACTTTGAGTGCCTGTGCTGTTTTCTTTGATACTTCAGAGAATAGTTGTCCGAAGTTAATTTGTTCTGTATCACCTGTCTTTTCGTTACGAATTGCGAAGTAACTTTCATCATTGATTGGAGCCTCAAACTCTTTGCTGAGATTCATATCAAAGTCGACAAGTTTAGATTTATCAACTATGCCTGTAAAGGTTGATCCTGATATTGTTCCATTATCGAACGATGATCCGTTTGCACTCAAGCCTTCAGCAGTTGAACTACCAATTGACATGTTAGTGGCAATAACATTATCCATCGTACCAGTGTATGTACTGCCACTTATGACACTATCTGTAATACTTGAATCATCAATGGTTGAATTAGTTAGGACAACATTGTTGCCTGTACCGTCATTAAATTCAGATTGTGTTATAATAATATTATTAGCAGTAGAATCTGTAATGACACCATCAGAGAAATCAGAATTAATAATTGTTGCGTTATCAATATCGCCATCGTCAAAATTTGAATTGGTAATGTCTACATCGTCTGCAGTACCACCAGTGATATCGGATTCATCAATTGTACCAGTATTAAACTCTGAATCGCTAATGACAACATTATTTGCGGTAGAATTTATAATCGCTGAGTTATCAATTGTAGAATTGGTCAGGACAACATTATTTCCTGTACCTTCATTGAACTCGGAATTTGTTATGACAACGTTGTTAGCAACACTATCAAATAATCTTGAAGACGTAATCGTTACATTGTTAGCAGTACTATCGAGAAGTTCTGAACTTGTAATGACAAAGTTATTTGCGGTACCATCAAGTAAGTCTGTATTGGTAAAGATATTATTATTACCAGTGCCTGATGAGAAATCAGAGAACGTGATTGTTACGTTGTTTGCTGTGCCGTTAAATATTTCACCGTCTGTAAAAGTTGATGCAGAAATAGCAATATTGTTGGCGACCGAGTTGGTCATGACCGTATCGTCGATCGTACCACGGACAAAGTTAGTATCTTCGATTTCAGAATTATCTATGTCAACGTTGTTTAAGCGTGAATCAGACATTCTCACACCAGAGATAGTTCCTCCAGTGATCGTTATTCTAGAAAAGATTTCATATTGAATTGCTTCAACTAATTCCTTTCTAGTTATATTACTTGTACCGTCGTCACCTTGGACTAGGTTAACAATAACGAACAGGTCTTCTGTTCTGGTATTGGCACCAGTAATCGGAGGTAGTTCTGAAATTTTTGCCATCTTTAGTCTTTTCCTTGTGGTATTACCTTATTATTTATAAGACCAATACATCAATTACTCTTTGTTATTAAGCTTGTTTTCTAAAACATTTACTTTTTCACTTAAATCTTTTATTGCATTTATTAGCAATGGCACTAATTGTTGGTATCTTACTGCTTTATAAGTACCAGCCTCCATTTCAATATCATAGACTACTTCAGGAACCAACTCTTCGATCTCCTGAGCAATAACACCAGGATGCGTATCTTGAGGTCTTTCTTTATAGTTAAACGTATATGTCTTTATTTGTTCTATCGTTTCCAAACCTTTTTCAAGAGGCTTTATATTTTCTTTTAATCTTTCGTCCGAGAAGGATCCGTTAGACGTTAGATCGCCAGTGAATACTGCACTTCCTGTATTTCCATTAATCTCAACCCGCTTAGTTGATCCGCCCGAGTAGTATGTAGATGTATTTAAACTTACATCATGATGATAGGTTAGGTTGCCGCCGTTAGAAACATAATTGTATGTATCGCCAAAAGTATAGATTGCACTATACACATTCATGTTTGCTGCAAAATCAACTAACCGCGTGTCAGTACCACCGACGTATCTAGCAATTCTTAAATAACCTTGACCACCTCCAGCTCTGCCTTCCATATAGCCATAGTTATCAGCGTCAACATAACCGCCTGTTCCAATAAACTTATTACCTTTATAAGTATTGAGTTCACCGTCTCCATCAAATGATATAACGCCTGTGGCAGAAAGGTTAATACCGTCTCCACCAGAAAACGCAGCTCTTGCTCTTGCATTGGTATAATAAAGATTGGATGAACCTTCTGATACATCGTCAGTACTTAAACCTGCACCGCCTGCACCAATTGTTAAACTACCTACTGTAAGGTTTTCTGTAACTACTGCATTTGGAACTGTTAACGTACCTGCAGTTGATAATGAAAACTTATTAGGTGCAACACCAGTATTAATAATAAAGTTACCAGGATTTGAATTTTCTAATCCTACATCCCAAGATAAAGAACCGTTTGTGTATCGTGTTTGTGCACCAGCACTATTTAAAAAAGTTGTTGTTAATTGAGCACTACCTGTAACTTTAAAAGCACCGTTAACATTAACCGGAGTATTACTCGAGATTGCTTCAATTGTATTGGTACTTATTTTCGTGGAACCGATTACATTGCCCGCGGTAAGGTTACCTGTAAGAGTTGCACTACCTGTTGTTGTGCTACCGCCAGCAGCCGCAGTCACCACATTGGAAGCCAATAAGTCAACTATATCGTTCGTCTTGTTAAACCAATTTTGAAAGGTTTGCGAAGTTGTTATATTACCTAGATCCTGAGCCATTTATTTTTCTTCCAGTTTTTCTATTCTTTGGTAAATATCAAGAATACTCTTTTTAATATCCACTAAGTCATTTTGTATTCGGTCTACTTTGCGATAATAGTTCCGTTCTATTTTATATTTATTGAGAGCGGCAGCATCAGTACTAAGAATTGCTCCAGTTGTCTTATCTCTATTAATATTCATTATTGTTCCTATGTCAATGCGAGACCGCGATAATCTTTTAGTGTTGGGGCATTGTGTATGTTTGGCGAGAGTAAATCAATACGAATTTGGAATCTCTTGAATCCTTCAAACACTCCGCTTTGTGATGTATAAGTTAGAGGACCACTTACAACACCGCCTGTTTTATTTACGTCTTTAATTCTATATTTAAATTCTCGGTAATCACGCAAGTTTGATATTGTAGAATAAGATCCTACTCCTTCGAACTTTTCTAATTCAGTCCATGATAATCTATCGAAATCATCGAAGTCATATTGATTCTGAGCTTTAATATAAACTTTAATATCTGTTCCTGCTGGACGATATGCAGAAAGGATTAAGTTGAAATCTTCAGCATCAAGATCTTCTGCCAATTCAATTTTCTTACTGATATATTTTGCAGTTGTATCAGAGTCATTTGTAATCTTATATTGATAGGCAATAAGTTTAGATGCTTCAATATCAATGAATGGAGTAGATGTTACGTTACTTCCGTTAGACATTGCTACATTTATCGTGAATGCTTTAACACCGGCAGGATCATTTGATTTACTGTAAAGAACTACGCCTTTCTCTGCGAAATAGTTGTTATCATTAAACTGCATTGGCTTCAAGTAAGTAGTTGCTGTATCACTAGGAGGTACAAAAGTTCCTGATAGTGTAGTTCTTGAAGTTGAATCATTAGCCTTCATAATCATAGGTTGGATATAACTTAAATTAATATCGTTAATAGCAGAAACATTTGCTGTTGAAGTACTATCAAGACCAACTAAGTTTGTACTAACACTAAATTGTTTTGATGTAGTTGCAGAAGAATGAGCAATATGACATTCGTAAGGATTTCTTTGAACATCATATAAATCCAATTCACCAGCAACGACAGGCATATGAGTACCTGCTCCAGAGAACGAAGGAGGAGTTTCTAATATAGCCGTAGTGGCATTTGTGATTGAGGCAATCTTATGTATTTGTATTTTAGCAGTAGAAGTATTTACAATTCTTATATAATCACCAGCGGCATAAACTGTATCGAGCGCTTGGCCACCTGTTATTGTTTTAGAACCTGCGGCAGTAGTAATACCAGTATCAGCAGGTGTGGATAATAATTGATAAACTAATTCACCAGGTGTAAACCTTCCTGTAATATTACTTAATGTAAGGAACTCATGATTTGCGTTTGTTAATTTAACAGTACCTGATGAGGAATTAAAGTTATGTCTTCTTATAGTAAATTTAATATCTTCGTCTTGATATGATTTCCAAGCAGAGTTATTAGTTGAAGTAAATAGAACACCGTCGCCCCAATCCTGAGTGATAGCAGAACCTTTTGTTGCTCCGGGTGTTAAATCAATTCCACCAACTTTAGAAGTATAAATTAAGTAATTAGGATCTGATGCATCAGGTTGTACTACAATTGCGTATTCTTTTTCTACATCTAATCTTACAGGCGCCTCAAAGGTAAACGTTGTTGCCGAAGAAGCATCTTCAGAAGTATTTACATCAGCAGGTAATTTATGAACATTTGCGAATGGCAAGATTCTGTTTGTTGGGTAACCATTTACAACTTCTCTGATCTGTAATGATACACCATTTAATGGAGATGAATCATCACTACCTGAACCTGTTTGAGTTGGTTTACGACGGAAGTATACATCAATATTAGATAAGTAAACTGAGTTAGAACCTGCACCCATACCTTTCTTAACAAAGAATGTTTGTGCAAGTGGATCTCTACCTCGAATACGTCGAGCAACGTTTCTTGTTGTTACTGTTGTATTCACATCAAAGTTTGGAGATCTTGTTGAAGTTGTTAAACTTGTTTTCTCAACACTGAAGTTATATGCTCGATAAGTAACAAATCCTTTACTTGTTGAAGCAGAATCAATACTGTTATAAGCAGATACATCGGCAATTTCTAATACTCTATCACCTACATAGAATGTTTCGGCAGGCAAGTGGAATACAGCTCTCAGTACACCGTTTGCGTCCGTAGTAACTGTAGCACCTTTATCACCGTACCTACCAACTTCTCCAACTGAATCAGCTGTAATTGATCCTGGCATTACGTGTGCATTTACATCAACACCATCAAAGAAGAAGTAATGTCTTTGATTAGGTCTTAATCCTGACATATAAACTTTGATATCTCTCGATGCCATATAAGGTTGGAATCTAAAGTCGGAAACAAATTCACCAACGAACGATTCTGTTGTTCTTGAACTATCAATGGTAATTTCGCTTGATCTTGTTGTGACAGTTGTTACTTCAGTTCCTGCGCCACGTCTTCCTGCGCGACCAGGATCAGCTTCAAACAGTCTTGATGAAGATGTATCGGTCATAGGTAAGAATGCTTGAATCTCATCAATGAATTCTTGGAACGGAGTAGTTAGATCAATATCAATAGAAGCAGGATTAACTGTTGTATCATAAGCAGCATCGTAAGGTGGAGATATAACTCCATCACCTACATACTTATAGAAGTTACTTACACAGTTTCTAAAGTTCGATGCATACGGTTGATTAATAACCTCAACGTTTGAATTCCTTCCTACAGTTGCTACCTTAGCATCAGAAGTAGATGGGAATATTGAAGAACCTGTTGCTGATTCATATACCAAATCTAATGGGAATGTTTTCAACGAAGGAGTAAGTATCTTTTGATTAAATGGTACCGCAGCATTAAACTGTGGATGACTGATTTCTGATAACTGTAAATTGTTAAAAGGATCTACAACGAAACCATTCTTGAATCTGTTTAAACCATTCTCATCGCGTACAACTAAGTTATCAGTTTCTGATTCTAATTGATTCAATGAAATATAGTATGCCATGTTATCAATCTTCTTTTCAAGATCGTGCATATCTTTCATTGTATAATTCTTAATACCTGTTGCTCTTGGTTTAATTGCATAACCAGGTTTACGAAGAACATCAGACTGTTTCTTAGACAGCGCAGGATAAGTTGGAACTTCTACATTTGCGATTGCCAACTGGTCTGTTGTAAGCTTTGGTGGTACAGGATTTTTCTGTTCTTCACCTTTAATGATAACAATATCACCATAAGAATCACAAGCAATTGTATCAATTCTTGATAGGTAATGTTCTATACTTGTTTGTAATGATTGCTGCGCAGCAGGAACCAACGCAGCTCCTTTATCACTAAACGATACGGTATTGAAACCAACCTGAGTTGAAATCGTTGGAGCATTACCTGAATTCGCCAAATAGTTTGCACCAGAATCTTTATTAACATGTGGTCTGAAATCAAAGCAATCTCTCAAGTTATATACTTGACCTGACTCTGACGTGTAAGAAGGAATATCAAACTTACTTAAAGTATTTGGATAACTATTAATTGTAAAGAAGTATTTACCAGTCGAAGTGTTTACCTCGAAGCATTGTAGATTCACTAGCATTACGCCACTTGGCTCAGGTCGACCTTCAATATATTCTACATAAGATAGATCGTAATAAGTATCTTTCTGATTCTCTTTTAATCTAAAGCTACTTGTAAAATCTTCTCCTGTTGCATTTGTAATACTTACAATTTTAAATACATCTGGGAAACCTAAACTATATTGTGTTTTAACGTTTGAGTAACTAAACTTAACATAAGTATCACGTAATGTTTTAGCATAAGGTGAAATACCACCCGATGAACCAACCTGTCTTTTATTATAAAATACTTCTACTGAACCACTCAAACCACTATCACAAATAATATTAAGTTGTGAATTATTCAAAGCAGTAGTAGTACTTATAACAGGATATGTTGTTCCTGCCAAGTTAACTCGAATATCGTCGTTAAGACAATTAAAATCTTCGCCTGGTCCTGCAGTTAATGTGATCGTGCCTGTTGTCGCAGTTCCTGTATTTTGAAATCTACAAGGAATAAGAGTATTTGATGTTGCGAACGTTCCATTAATACCAGAATCAAAGATTAATGCCTTTCTTCCTGTTTCTTTAATAACAGGTGAACCGATACCATTTGTTCTTATAGGTACATCACCACTACCATCTGATAATTTGGTAATGTCTTTAATAGCTTGAGCACCGTTATATACAGCAGAGTGAATATAGATTCTTTTGTCTGTTATGTTTTGTACTGAGACTGCACCTACCGAAGCACTTCCTGATGTTTGCGCATCTGCTGGTGAAAGAATACCTAAATTCAAATAACCTTGTGAGGCACTTGTAGTATCAATTTCAAAATAGTTTCCATATTCCATTGAAACGTTTTGATTGTTAACTGTTTCGGTTTGTCCTATTTGATCTATCTGGAATGAACGTTCACCAGAATTTTCTACTCTATAGCCTTTCACATATGCAGTGCCAGGTCCGACGACACATTGTACTTCACTATTGGCAGCACCAGTAGGAATACGATCATCAGTAGTTATTGGGAACGTTTCTAAAATGTAATTACCAGATTCTTCGTAGGTACGTCGAGCCATCTCTTCGCCCAATACGTTGTATTGAGAAACGTCTCTTACAGTAATTGCATTACCATTTTGATAACGAGCCAATGTAAAGAAGTCTGAATTCTGAGTTCCGTCTGAAGTTTCCAATACTGTTAACGTAGGAACAAGTTTTAATCTGTCTGCGCCTGGGGCATTTTCATTCTTAGAACCGTTTGCATTATCGTATAGGCTGTTATCTTGTAGGTTATTAATTAATCTTTCTGCTACTAAATAACCAACTGATTTATTATCGGCAACGTTAGTATACTTTTCAACAACTAATCTTTGTTCTGCCGTAAATATAAAATGGCCTTTCTGAAATATAATACCAGGAGCAGCTTCGATACCGAATGCTCTACCAACATGTGGATTTCCTACTGAAGGTGAACCGTATACCGCAAGACCTGTATTAATAACAGTGTCAATAGATAAGGCTTCGTTTGTGGTTCCTCTTAAATATTTGAATCTTGTTACGACTAACGCTTCACCAGCTTGAAATTGAGTTTGACCTGCCAAACCAATGTTAGTGTAGTTAATAAAGAAAGTATTTAGATTTGGTGGTCTTGTTTGAAATCCTTTAGAAGCCTGAACGATTTCTGCTTTCAGTCCGGACGATTGTCCTTTTACCTGATAAACATAGTCAAGTTCTACTTCTTGACCTGCTAATACTTCAACCGCAGGTGTGCTGATATATGACTCTGCGTTAAATCCAGTTGGGCCGTCATTTAGTTTTACAAATTGAAGATCATCAAGTTCTGTAAAGTTACATCCTTTTACAATTGAACCTTCTTTGAAAATATTATCTCCAAATGACTCAACCTGATTTTGAAGCATAGTCTGGAGTTGTGTAAGTTCTCTTGCCTGTATCGCGTACCCAGGCTTGAACATAACTCGATAGAATTGCTTCTCGGCATCATAGTCATCGAAGTATGGTGCTTGGTTTAAGTTTTTATTAATAGGCATCTTTACTTACGTTCCTTAAAATTCCAGTACAAATTTAAATTCTTCTCTTGAGAGGTCGGTTCTTGCTAGTGGGAAGAAGTCCTCCATGAAGTACACTTCGCCTGTTCTCTGTTTGTAATCCGAATAGATAACATTATCTGCTATAGGATTATTTATTGTTATTCTCTGACCAGTATTTGAGGTAATTGCCAGATTTGGATCAAATGATGTATCTCCATTACCAACCAGGGCATTATTTCTATATGGTCCTACGTATTCTGCTAAAAATACTGTATTTGAAGTTTCATCGATCTCGTGTATTTGGGCTTTAAATACAACATCGTTATTTACATTAACTTGCGTGATTGTACTATTTGCGTTTAATCTTCCATAATCATCTGTTATAATCGCAATTCTATTATCGAAGACATCAGGTTCAGTTGCGGTATTTGCTTGTCCGCTTCTCCATGTTGCTATACCTGACATATCTTTAAATGTTGGACTTCTTACAATACCAATACAGCCGTATGTATTCTTATCACCAATTTTTGTATTGTCTTCTGCTGTAATATAAGCATACATTGAAAAATGTTTACATCTAAATTCATCTAATAAATTATAAGCATGGCCACCTTTCGGTTCAATGATAGGCTGAATGGTTGCTCTTACATCTGCTGATTCAGTACCACCTGGGTTGAAATCAATAAGAGGATCTACAACTTCCGCAATAGCGTTATTATATCCTGTGCCTTTATTTAAAAGAATAATTTTATTAATACCACCACTATCAATTTCAGGTACTGCTACCGCCCCATCTCCATCACCGCTTATTTTAACGCGCGGGAAGATTTTAATATTTGCATTAATCGTTGCTGTTGATACCATGAAGTCTGTTAAACCTTTCCATGTACCACCTGACACGTATCCGCCAAAACCAGTACCATCAAGATCTGTTGTTAATAATGCATCTGATTTCAATTGAAATGTATCTGCATTCACAACTTGTACATAAAAAGTAGTTGCGGCAAGTGTGTCTATGTCTGCTTCATTTACAATTAATTCTGTCATACCAACAACGTTTCTAAATGTAATTGGTTGACCATTCACTAAGTTATGAGATGTTGATGTAATTACGACAGGAGATGCTTGAGTTGCATTCTCTACGTTACCACGTCTTGGATTTGATAATTCTTCGCCAACAGTAATTTCCGCTAGGCCATTGCCTTGAATCAGTTTATAAGCTTTGATTTCAAATAGATTCGTAACACTTGAACTTGGGTTTGTAGCATAGAAGAATTGACCTGTATAGTAATTTTCTGTTGCTTGCCAATCTTGCTCCTTTGGATCAATTTCTAATTTAACATTACCGTGAGAACTGGCTCCACCAACTCTGCCAGGAATTGACTTTATAAGGCCGTTCTTTTCTTCATATCCATTATTGACAATAGCATTAGTAACTTGAATCTCAGATATACCACCGCCGTAAACCTCCGCTGGATTAACAGCTGCAGTAGGATCAATTGGAATATAACCTAAAGCGTTATAGGCCTCGAATTGTAATGTAGTGAGACGATACATATACTTCCATACATAACCGTCGGCAGTTTCATAAATTTGATTTACGTTGGCTGCATCAAAAGTAGGTGGTGCTTGTGAACCAACACCTTCGTTATTATTAAGGCACTTATAAACTCTGTAATCATCAGTGTCGTTATCGTTAGGTCCGACTACTGCATAAAAGTTTAAACCATCAAGATCTACTTTATCATCGTATTCTGTATACACAACACCTCGTTGCCAAGGGTAATACTTTATCATAAAGTTAATATCTTGATTACGTATCTTTTTAGCAAATAATGTTTTTTCTAGAAACTCATTTTGAGAAGTAGCAGAATCGATTGGCTCTATACCACCAATGCTAGAAACAAACATATAATAGTCATCGTTAGCCTTTGCGTCAGCTATGAATAACTTATTAATGTCTTGGTTAAAATTGTTTGTTAAAATTTCAGGCATTGTTATATAATTCTCTATATTTTAGTTTATTTATATCCATTGGACTAACCTCTCTTTCTTATTCTTGGCCTTGGATACACCAGTCCACTTGTAGGTCTTGCTTTTGCATTTACTTTTGGAAAACTCATTCCTGTTTCAGGTCTTTGATTCTTCCACGTTAATATTTTATTTAGAGCGCCTTGTAGACTTGTAGAATCTTGCGAATCATCAGTTCCTGAATCATACATAATATCATTTGTTGCATTTGCTTCTAACCAAGCCTTTGCTTCTGCTTGATTTAACCCAGGATTACTTTCTGCAAGTAATGCAAGTACACCACAAACTTGCGGGGCAGCCATACTTGTTCCTGATTGCTTTTGCATCGAAAACGAAGTGTTTCTTGAATCTAAAAAGTGGCCTGTGGCATCAGGCCATGCACTAACAATACCGTATCCTGCTCCATATATATTTACTGCGTTTCCACAATTTGAAAAATCTGCCTTTTTATCATTCTTTGTTATATCCAATGAACCTACATTAATAGCATTAGGATGACTTCCGCCATTGTACGAGCATGGCCTATGAGACGGATCATTATCACTATATTGATTACTTCCGACTCTCCAATATATTCGATTATTATAATCTTGATCACCTGATTTTGTTATCTTATGCTGTGAATTCCCCGCAGCGGTCACAAATATAATTCCATCATCAGCCGCATCATCAACATCAGCTTGCATGGCCGTGCTCCAAAACGGTACTTTAAAATCACCATTGCCATCAATTATAATACCTCTTGCCCGCAATTCAGCATCACTTAAATCACTACCAGCATCGCCCCACTTATCATAAATGGAACCGCGGTAATTAAATACTCCAACCCCATTGACGATATCGGCAGTGTCGTCATCTTCGGCCTTTCTATAGACCCCTGATGTCCTGCCGTGGTATGATAGGTAACTATGATTTGAAATAGTAGGATTTCTTCTGCCTGTCTCTGAATTAATTGTTTTGTTATTATGCCACTGACGAATGTAATCCCAGTACTTTAGCGCATCTAATTCACCTAAACCATGGTTTTGTCCGAAAGGTTGAATGTTATATATGTTTGCGTCTCTTGCCCAACCTTGTGTATTTCCTGCGGCAGTGCCAGCAACGTGTACTCCGTGTGTTTCGCCGTCATCAGAATAATCATAATTTCCATTTGCGCCATAACCTAAAACTGAATTAAGAGAAAACCAATTAAAATGTTGAACTCTACTTCCGCCTGTTCCATCAGCGTTAACGGCAAACTCTGGGTGATTCCTTGCTGTTGTACTAATTACAGTATCAACGATTAGTACATCAACATTTTTTCCCGATGCTGTAATTGTATAATTATTTGGTGTTGCTTTTCTATCTCCATCAGAACCCCAATTTTTTCCTGTAGTAACATAACCTGATGCGCCCGCTTGTGTAGGATCGCCTGAATCACCATCTTGGAATATATTTCGTATTGTTGTTAATGAAGGTTTACTAATTACTGGTTTAATGTGTGTGTTATGGAATGCATAACCTAATGGATTGTTTGATTGTATACCAGCTTCGGTACGCATATCATCTGTCCATTCTGGAGAAAGACTTCCACCATCCCATAAAGCTGTATATTCAAACATACAGAAATTCAATAAGTATAAGTATTCTTTAGCTGCTACTTCAAAAGCATCTGAATCTGTTTTCCAAGCATTTGAAGGCGTGTTATAACCTGACGGATCCCATTTTCCAGCATCATATGCTTCTTCCATCGCAGCATATAAATCACCTGAAGCCCAATCACTTGCTAAGTATGCATACAGTTTTATATCGTCTGCTGGTAATCCATGCATATGAAGTGTATGCATTATGTGTTCAATAACTTCCCCTGCGTCTAAATCTCCATCACCTTGAGTACCAGATGAATTCAAATACCAAACCATATCGTTAGCAACGTGTGTATCAAATAAGTTTGTTAGGTTCCAACTAATAACTCCTGAGTCAGTTAAGAAGTTTGGAGTATAATCACCCCCACCACCTCTTGCTACTCGTTGTAGTGTTGGTAACCCTTCGTGCCAGGTTCCAGATAAACCTTTTAGATTTCTAATCAAGTTTCTTTGGAGTGTATCACTGATTTGTGACTGGTACTGATTTGGTATTAAAAACAATTCATACATCCGAGCTATTTTTTCTATCCACGCATCGGGTACAGCACTTTGACCACCTACAGCACCGGCGGCCATGATTCTTGTACCATTAACAGTAACTTCACGTTTGAAGAAATCACTACCATCGCCAGTCACATTTGTAATTGAGCCACTATAAAGATCAGTGGCAGGAATATCATCGCCAACTGTATGTTTATATAAACCCCAATTCTTATCTGTAGAATTTGGAATAAAGTTATCTCTTTCAAAAGTTCCGCCTTCTCCAAATCCAGTATACTCATTTAGCCCTGATTTAAGATGACTTGCTGATTTAACATCCCATACTCGAGGATCATTTTTAAGTTCAATCACTTCTTCAGGTGTTAACATATAATGAGTGTTACGACTTATTTGTCTTCTTAATTGTAAATCAACTGCTCTATCAGGAATATAAAGATCGCCACCAGGTGTTTCCATATCATTATAGAAATCATCTAGGTCTTCTTTATTATGAAGAGTGACAATATATTCTTCCATTTTAAATTAAGCCTCTAATTGTAGAATTTGTAGGGCAACTGTAATTACTGCAGCACTACCACTTTTATTTCTTACTGTAACTGGAATATTTGTTGTTGGTGTTGATTCTAAATTATAACCGATTGTTCCAGGAGATAGTTTTACTGTTTGAGCACCTGTGGTAATTACCTCTGCAATGACACCAGCATCTGGAGCTGGATCAGTACCTTCGCCTCTTGAAGCATCGGCTGTTCGGGCTGTGCCATCTGTATAGAGTGTTACCCAAGCTGCAGCTGATGTTGTAATTGTATATAAGGCGTAACCTTTAAATCCAGTAATGTCAAGGTTAGCAACCGCACCGTTAGCAATTGAAGATGTTGCTTGTGATGGGGAAGTACGACTTGGTAATGAACCGCCACCACCGCCACCGCCTGCAGCTGCTTCAACGACAATAGTACCGGTCATGGCACCGTGAACTTGACATCGGTACTTATAGTTACCAGAAATGCTTGCTGGTATTTTCCAGAATAAAGCACCGCCTATTCCTGCATTTGCAGCTGAACCTTCGTAATAAATTCCTGAATCAAGTGCTACTAGACCGTCATTGTAATCTGCACCACCCGAAGTTTGAATTACGAATGGGTGAGTTGCACCACCTGCACCAGTTAAATCAAATCCAACTGTCGTTCCTGCCTTTACATAAATTGTTGGGTTATCGGTTGTTCCATATTGGTCAAAACGATATGAAGAAGAACCATTATTAGTAACCTTTAATACTGTTGTAGCATTTTGGAAAGTATTTTCAAATGGTGCTTTATCTGAAATACCGGCCGGCTGTTCACTAATATCTAAATAAGTTGGAGTGAACGGTACATTTCTCCAAGTATTATCACTACCAAAGAATTTTAAAATATCATCAGATTGTGGGCTTGTAATTGTTGTGTCAGTAACGTCAGTCATAGCAACTGAGCCGCCACCGCCACCGCTAATTGTAATTGTTTTAGTTGCGCCTGATCCTGTCGCTACAACACCTGAACCTACAAAGTTAATAGTTGTAGCCGCTGTTGCTAATGATGAACCTTCGTCTTGTATAGTAATAGCAGTACCACCGCCACCTGTTGCATCATCAACCCAAGCAAAGTCAGAACCTGTCCAACTTAAGATTTGATCTGCAGATGCACTACTTGTATTAAGGTGTGCAGAAATATCACTTGGATTAACGCCGTCTGCAACCCAAGCAAAGTCAGAACCTGTCCAACTTAAGATTTGATCTGCAGATGCACTACTTGTATTAAGGTGTGCAGATACATCTGAATCAGTATATGATCCGCCACCGCCACCTGATTGTGCTACCCAGTCATAATCTGAACCGTTCCAACTTAATACTTCGTTAGTACTTGCTGAACCGGTATTTAAATGAGTATCAACATTTGCATCAGCGTATGAACTGCCACCGCCTTCAACCCAACTGTAAGAACCGTTTGCGCTTGTACTTAAAACATAACCGTTAGTTTCATCGCCAATAATATTTGTATTATAAACAAACGGATTAAGAGGATCTACATAATTGAGAATTGCGCCTGCTGAAGTATCAGAAAGTAATCTTCTCCAAGTTCCATGAGCGTAATACAATGAACCTGTGTCATGTGCATGGCCTATAGAACCATGATATGTACCTGCATTAACATTATCGAGATTTAGTTTTGTATCATATAAGAAAGATACTTTGTGTGGTTTACCTAACAAGTCTAAATTGCCGTTAATATCAAATAGATCCACTGGATTATTTGCATCTCCTAACGCAAGATAAAGCTCATTAAAATTATCGTTGGCTTTGTCGAATGCATTTCTTAACGGATCACCTGTACCGTCGTTAGCGGATGCACCGATATTAATTATTTGTTTAGACATTTTGTTTTCCTAAAAAATTCTTTATAGTTATATATATTGCTTATGAAGGCGGCGTTGTAATATCATAATCGTTTTCTAAGTACTGACCGAGTAAGTGTTTCATATCATCCGAGACAATATGAGCACCATCTTCACGGAAGAATATTACATTTCCATAATCATAAATTCTGCTTGTTGCGCCATATAGCGGCCCTGTTGTTAATTCAAGTCCTGT